ACCAGTACCGGTTCGCGCGCCTTCTGCGGCAAGAACTTCTGGAACAAGCTGATCGTGCATGATTCGATCAAGGAAACCTACCTCAACAGCCAGCAAGCGGCCGCATTGCGTGGTGATGCCCGCGAAAGCTTCGAGTTTGGCGGCATTGTCTGGGAGCGCTACCGTGGCAAGGTGGCTGGTGTGTCGTTCGTCCACGATGACAAGGCGTTGTTGATCCCTGAAGGCGTGCCGGATCTGTACATCTCGGTATTCGCACCGGCCGACTACATGGAAACGGTCAACACCCAGGGCATTCCGTACTACAGCATGATCGAGCCGCTGCCATTCAACAAAGGCATGGCCGGTGAAGCGCAGTCGAACCCGTTGCATTTGTGCACGCGACCCCGCGCGCAGATCCTGCTGGAACTCTGACCGTGGCCTTTCGCGACCTGATCGCGGAGGTCGACACGGTGGTGTTCGCGACCCTGGGCGACACGGCGCGCATCGAGGGCCGGGAAGAACCGGTCCTTGGGATGTTCTCCGCGCCGTGGCTGCAACCCAAGATCGGCAAACTCAACACAGGCCTGCGTGAGCCTCGGTTTGAGATTCGTGTCAGCGATTCACACGGTCTTGAGCAGGGCTTGCTGGTCAGCGTGGATCTTCCTGAGTTGGACGGCGGCGGTGACTACGACCTGTTGCAGCTGGAGCCAAGCGGTGACGGCTTGGTCGCGTTGATTTTGAGGATGCGTGCATGAGCATCGGTAGCTACTTCAAGCCATCAGCCGACGGCGGGATGATCTCCATCCAGTCCTCGACGGCGGATCTGAAAGCCTTCGAAGACTTCGCCAAGTTGGTACCGAAAGCCGCTGCTGCGGCTCAGCGTCGAGCGATCAACAAGACGTTGGGCTGGCTGCGTACGCACATTGCTCGGGCCGTCAGTCGCCAGGAGCGGATCGCCGTCGCGGCTGTTCGGCAACGCCTGCGGGCCTACCCCGTGTCCGGTGGCGCAACGAGCGGCAAGTTGTGGTTCGGACTCAATGCCATCGAGTCCAGTCGGATCGGGCGGGCACGACAGTCCGGTAGCGGCGTCTCAGTGGCCGGACGGCGGTACCAGGGGGCTTTTCTCAAGCAGGTCTACGGCAACAAGCCGGACATCTGGATTCGCACTGCGAGCAAGCATTTCAACGCGGACGACTATCCAGACAGCACCGTGTCAGGCGGTGGTGGTGCCAGTTCAGGCTGGGTCGCGGAAAACGGTAATCGCTTTCCGCTGGCCAAGGCCAAGGTATCGCTGGAGCAAGCCCGTCCGCACTTCGACACTTGGGTCAAACGTGCCAATGCACGTCTGCTGGAAATTCTGCGGCAAGAATTCAACTTTGAGCTGCAGAAATATCTGAAGGGGACGGCCAATGTCTGATGAGCCTTTTAGCATTGATCAGCTCTACCGGGCGATTGAGCAGCACCTGTTGACCGGTCTGCCGGGCATCAAAGCGGCCACCACCTGGCCGAACATCAAGGACCGTATTGCCTTGCCGGTGGTGTTCATTGAAATGGCCGAAATGGAACCCGGCCGTGACATCGGAACGGGCCAAACCACCCTGATTTGCAGGTTCGAAGCGCGGATCATTGTTGATCCGATACGTCCTCAGCATTGCCAGCAAGCCTCGCAGTTGGCGGCGCAGTTGGCGGTACTTTTGCGTATGCAAACCTGGGGCGTTGCGGTCGAGCCAGCGGTGTTCATCCAGGCGATGCAGGATTGGACGAAGCCGGAGTTGGACGGCTACACCGTCTGGCTAGTGGAGTGGACCCACCAACTTTACCTGGGCGTTGAGCAATGGCTTTGGCCGGATGAACCCCCGGGCTCTCTGGTGTTGGACATCGAGCCCGGCGATGGCCCGGTAAGGCCGGAGGATCTATGAGTCACGCCTTGGCTGAACACGATCGCATGATTGCCTCCATGCTGATGCCTTGCGCGGTGGTCGGTGTGGATCTGCCCGCGGCCAAAGTGCGCGTTTCCAACGGCGCATGGACCAGCGCCTGGGTGCGCTGGCACAGCCTCGCGGCCGGCAAGGCGCGGCACTGGCGGGTACCGAGCATGGGCGAGCAGGGGGCTTTGTTCAGCCCTAGCGGCCAGGCCGGGGTGGGAACCTTTATCCCGGGGCTGTACGGCAACGCTGGGGCGCCACCCGATAACCGTGATCATGTCGAGGTTTGGCGTTTTGATGACGGTGGCTCGTTGGTCTACGACTGGGAGGCCAAGACCTACACGATCACGCTGCCGACTGGCCGGGTGATCACCAAGGTGGGCGCGACCGAGTCGGTCACGACTGACACGAATATCACCGTGACGACTGCGAACATGAAGTTTGTCGCTGCCGTAGAGATTCAAGGCTCGTTACGCGTAACGAAAGACGTTGAAGTCCTCGGCGCTGTGCACGCGGTCAAGAGCATCAATAGTGACGCCGATATTCTCGCCGCTGGAAATAGCGACAACCACCACAAGCACTAGGAGGTGATATGAGCGAAGGAACACAAGCGCCTCAGCGCTATGACGTTGAGACGATCGTCAAGCTGCTGCGCGGGCAGATCACCCGGGAATATGACGCCTATCGCATGCTCGAGCGCTGGCCGATCGTGTTGGCCGAGGCCGATCCTAAAGTGGTCGCCCAGGCGCTGGTGATGGTGTTGAGTCATGGCCAGTACGTGGCGCGCGAGCCGCGTGCGGTGGTGGCCAATATCACCATTACCTGTCACGGGGGCGACCCCAAGGCGATCGCGGATGCCGTGGCCAGAGGTGTCGGCGCCGGTCATTCGTAGCGGTTAACCCCTCAATCATTCAGCCCGCCGCGTGCGGGCTTTTTCATGCCAGGAGAAAACATGGCCAAGACCACCGAAGAGCCCGCCGCCGAACAGTCGCCGGAGGCGGACCTGTTGCTGAAGTTTCGCGACACCGTATACACGTCGCGCACCCTGATCGTTCCCGATAGCAATCGCACGCTGGCGGTGGCCAAGAGCTGCGTTGAGGTGTCGGCGTCCGATGGGCAGGCTGTCAGCTACCTGAAGGCCCATGCCGAATTTGAGCCCGCCAAGGAGTGATGTAGATGATCGGAATGGATCGCCACACCGGCCAACCCATTTCCGGCATCGAGCATCTGCGGCAGAGCATTGGCGACATCTTGGGCACGCCGTTGGGAAGCCGCCGGCACCGCCCGGATTACGGCGCCAAGCTGCGCGCCTACGTGGACATGCCGGTAAACGCCGGATGGAAAAGCTCGGTCCAGGCTGAGGCCGCTCGGGCCCTGATGGCCTGGGAGCCACGCCTGAAGCTGGAGAGCGTCCGTGTACTGGCAGTGCTGGGTGGAAAGATCGATCTGAGCATTGCCGGCGACTATCTCGGCGACCGCTTTCTGGTGGAGGTGAGCGTATGAGCGACATTGTGGATCTGTCGGCGCTGCCGGCGCCGGACGTGCTGGAGCCGTTGGACTTCGAAGAAACCTATCAGGAAGGGCTGGGCACCTTTCGCGAGTACATGGGCGATAACTGGAGCGCGCCGCTGGAGAGTGATCCGGTGGTCAAGCTGATGGAGGTCGGGGCCTATAACAAAGTGGGCAACCGGGCCCGGGTCAACGACGCCGCCAAGGCGTTGCTGTTGGCCCATGCGATCGGCTCCGACCTCGATCAGCTCGGCGCCAATGTCAATCTAAAGCGCCTGGTGATCCAGGCCGAGGATCTGACGGCGGTGCCGCCGGTGCCTGAGGTCAAGGAGAAGGACGACCCGTTTCGCGATCGCATCCAGTTGGCCTTTGAGGGCTTGACCACGGCGGGGCCCCGTAACAGCTACATCTTGCACGCGCGAAACGCCTCGGGGTTGGTAGCCGATGCCTCGGCGGAAAGCCCGTCGCCCGCTTGCGTTACGGTAACGGTGCTGAGCTCCGAGGGTGAAGGCGTGGCCGGGCCTGATCTTTTGGTCACGGTGGCGGCGGGGCTCAATGATGAGGACGTGCGGCCGCTCGGTGATCGCGTGACGGTGCAAAGCGCCCAGATTATTCGCTATCAAATCAACGCCATTCTGCACATGAACAGCGCTGGCCCCGAGGCGGACGCCAGTCTGGCGGAAGCCAAGGTGCGCTTGGGGAAGTGGGTCAATCCGCGCAAGCGCTTGGGGGTGGAGGTAGCGCGCTCGGCGATTGACGCTCAGGTGCATGTCGCCGGCGTGTCCCGGGTCGAGCTGACGGGGTGGGTTGATCTGGCCCCGAACAAGGCGCAGGCGGCGTACTGCACCGGGTGGAGCGTGGTACTGGCGGGGGCAACATGACCAGCCTACTGCCGAGCAATAGCACGCAACTGGAGCGCGCCCTAGAGGCGGCGTTCTATGAGAAAACCATAGTTCCGCTGCGCACCCTGTACAACGCCGACACCTGCCCGGCGCACTTGCTGCTGCACCTGGCGTGGGCGTGGTCGGTCGATCGCTGGGATTATCGGTGGTCGGAGGCGACCAAGCGTGCGGCCATCAAGGCGTCGTATTACATCCATGCCCGCAAGGGCACGATCGGTGCTCTGCGCCGCGTGGTCGAGCCGCTGGGTTACTTGGTCGAAGTCATCGAGTGGTTCAAGACGGTGCCGAATGGGGAGCCGGGCACCTTCGCGCTCAGGGTCGGCGTGCGGGATACCGGGATCACCGAGGAAATGTATCAGGAGCTGGATCGCCTGATCGATGACGCCAAGCCCGTCACCCGCAAGCTGACCGGTCTGGCGATCAGCCTGGAAACCCAAGGCACTTTGAACATTGCCGTGTCCCTCTACGAGGGCGACGAAATCGACGTTTACCCGCCAATGATGCGTGACATTGAGGTCACGGGCAGCTTCGGCGTGGTCGGCCGCGAACACTCCATAGACACCTTGGACGTTTATTATGATTGATGCGAATTCGCAGTTTCTCGCGATCCTCACGAACGTGGGGATGGCCAAACAGGCGAACGCCGACGCGCTCGGCATTCCCTGGAAAATCACCGAAATGGGCGTGGGGGATGCCAACGGCACCGACCCGATCCCCAGCGTAACGCAAACCAAACTGATCAACGAATGGCGCCGCCGGCCGTTGAATCAGCTCAAGACTGACCCGGCCGACCCGAGGGTGCTGATCGCCGAGCAGATTATCCCGGCCGATGAAGGCGGTAAGTGGATTCGCGAAATTGGTCTGTACGACATCGACGGCGATCTGGTCGCGGTGGCCAACTGCGCGCCGAGTTTCAAGCCGGTGCTGTCGCAAGGTTCGGGCCGCACGCAGATTGTGCGGATGAACTTCATTGTCAGCAGCACCGGCAATATAACGCTTAAGATCGATCCGAGCGTGGTGCTGGCGTCGCGTGACTACGTCGATCAAAAGACGTCGGGGGTACGGGACTACGTCGATCAAAAGGTGCTGGAGGAACTGGGCAAGCTGGACTTTAAAAACTCGGTGCTGGTGACGACCTACGCCAATGAGGTGTTGAGCGGTCTTCGGACAATTGACGGCGTGGCCTTGGTCGCTGGCGCGCGGGTGTTGGTGAAGAATCAGACCGTGGCTAAGGATAACGGCCTGTACAACGTATCGGCGGGTGCGTGGACGCGTACCACGGACGCCGATAGCAGCCTGGAAGTGACGCCCGGTTTGTTTGTGCATGTCGAGCGCGGCGGCGTTAACGGCGACAGCATGTGGCAACTGGTGACGGATGGCCCGATCGTGCTCGGGACCACGGACCTTGTTTTCGAAATGATCGCGGGCAAGACCGGTTTCGGCACCTCAGTCTGGCGCAGTGTGACGGTGGACAAAAACGGCCGGGTGATCGCCGGAACCAACCCAACCACGCTGGCCGCTTATGGCATCACGGATGCTTTCAATAAGACGGAAGTGGCAGCGGCTATCAGTGCTGCAATCGCTCAGGTGGTCACTTCTGTTTCGGCGTCTAAGACGCTTACGGCTCAAGAGCTTGGGCTTGTGTTGATTGATGCCAGCGCGGGCCCGCTCACATTACAGCTGCCGCTGGCTGATGCAGGTTTGGGCGTCCGTGACGTTATCGTGCGGCGCGTCGACAACAGCGTTAATCGCCTGGTGGTCCAGGCGGGCGGTACAAACAAAATAAAATTTCACACACACCTCTCTGCGGCGGGTTATCCATTTTTCGTCCTGATGGGGAATGGAGATTGGTGGCGTCTGCGCAGCGATAGTGCCGGCAGCTGGTGGCCCATCGGTCGCTTTGACAGTACCTCGCTTGGTCGGCCGGTACTTGAGACAACGGTTCTGTTAAACCCGGGCGGCTGGGGCGCGATTGCCGGCGTTTCTGTACTTCGTGCCGAATGGCCCTGGTTGTGGGATCACGCGCAACAGTCGGGAATGCTGACCACTGAGGCCGCCAGAACGGGCATGGAAGGCGGATGGACCTCGGGCGATGGCTCAACAACGTTACGCGGGCCGGAACTACGCGGCGAGTGGTTGCAAGTTCTGGATGAGAGTCGCGGCGTTGATGCGGCGCGCGTGGCGGGTAGCTGGAAGGCCTCCGATAACAAGGCGCACAACCACGGGCTTTCTGGTGGTGGTGGCTACGGCACCACGATGATGGGCGGCGGTACTAACAATTACACGCTGTGGACCGCCGGTTCCACTGCGTCTAGCGGTGGCGCAGAGGCTCGTCCGCGAGGCATTGCCTATCCTGGCCGAATTAAAATGATCTGAGGTTCTGATGAATATCTATTTATTTGACCCGCTCGGCATCCTGGCGGGGCCGTTTGAGTTGTCTGAATTTCCGGAGATCCCGGGGCTTGGCCAACCTCTGCCAGGCAATGCCGTCCAGCTGGAAAAGCTTCTTGACCCGCCCGAGGCTGGCCACGTATGGGCGCTGGTCGATGGGGAGCCGCAACAATTGGCCGACAATCGCGGCATGGTTTACCACACGGACACCGGTGCTGCGGAAGAGCATTTCGAGATTGGCGATCTGCCCGAAGGACTGACCGTCAAGCCTCGGCCGGGTCAGTTCTACGTGTGGGCTTGTGGGGACTGGGTTCTGGATGCGGCGGCGCAGACTGAAGCGGCGCTAGCGGGGGAGCGAGCCTGGCGTAATGTGCAGGTTGCCGCGACTGACTATCTGGCAATGCCGGATTATCCGATCACCGCTGAACAGCGAGCCGACCTGTATGCCTACCGCCAGGCGTTGCGCGATTGGCCGGATGTGACGCTATTCCCTGATCAGGAAGGCCGACCCCAACCCCCGGCATGGATTGCCAGCTTGGCCCAATAACGCCCCGCACTGACGGGGCGTTTTCTTTTCCGTTACGTGCCACACGAACACCCCTGACAGCCTCGCGAATGCGGGGCTTTTTCGTTTCTGGAGACTGACCCTTATGAGTGGTTTTTTTCACGGCGTCACCACGTCGCTGATCGACACCGGCGCGCGCACCATTTCGCTGCCGTCGTCCTCGATCATTGGTCTGTGCGACACCTTCACCCCGGGCGTGCTCGGCGGCGGTACGGCCAAGGCCGGCGAACCGGTGTTGCTCACGACCGAGCGCGAAGCCATTGCCGCGTTTGGCAAGGATTCGGCGATCACCAAGGCCGCCCAGGCCATCTACGTGCGCGCCAAGGCGGTGATCGTCGCGGTGGGCGTGGCCAAGCTGGAAGACGCCGCGCTGCAAACCTCGGCCATCATCGGTGGCGTGTTGGCCTCGGGGCAGCGTACCGGCCTGCAAGCGCTGCTGGACGGTAAGAGCAAGCACAACGCCCAGCCGAAACTGTTGATCGCCCCGGGGCATTCCTCGACCCAAGCCGTCGCGACCGCCATGGATGCCCTGGCCGGCAAGTTGCGCGCGCTCGCCATTGTCGATGGGCCGAACACTACCGACGAGGCGGCGTTGGCCTACGCGGAAAACTTCGGCAGCAAGCGGGTGTATCTGGTCGATCCCGGTGTGCAGTTTTGGGACACGGACCAAAGCAAGACGGTCGACGCGCCCGGCTCGGCGTGGGTCGCCGGTCTGTTTGCCTGGACCGATGCCAATTACGGCTATTGGGCCTCGCCGTCGAACAAGGAGTTTGTCGGCATCACCGGCACCAAGCGCCCGATCGAGTACCTGGACGGCGACGAGACCTGCCGGGCCAACCTCCTGAACAACGCCAATATCACCACGATCATTCGCGATGGCGGCTATCGCCTGTGGGGCAACCGCACCTGTTCTTCGGATGCGAAATGGTCGTTCGTCACCCGCGTGCGTACCTGCGACATCCTCATGGATGCGATCCAGGCGGGGCATAAGTGGGCGGTCGACCGCTCGATCACCAAGACCTACGTTCAGGACGTCACCGAAGGCCTGCAAGCGTTCATGCGCGATCAGAAGAACGCCGGCGCGGTGATCAATTTCGAAGTCTACGCAGACAAGGAAATGAACACGGCCAGCCAAATCGAGCAGGGCAAAATTTACTGGCGCATTCGCTTTACCGACGTGCCGCCGGCGGAAAACCCGAATTTCCTTATCGAAGTCACCAACGAGTGGCTCACCGAAGTTCTCGAAACAGCCTAAGGGGGCCTTTCAATGATTCCTCAAGTATTGACCCAATGCGTCGCGTTTATCGACGGCGTGAGCCTGTCCGGCGACGTGCCGAGCCTGACCTTGCCGAAGTTGACCCAAAAAACCAACGACTATCAGGGCGGCGGCATGTCCGCCCCGATCGAGTTTGCCGTGGGTCTGGAAAAGCTGGAGTCCGGGTTTACCACCAGCGGCGTGCGCCGGGAGACGCTGAAGTTTTTCGGCCTGTCCGATCAGACCGCCACCAACCTGGTGTTTCGTGGTGCCTATAAGGGCCTGAAAGGGGAGGTCACGCCGGTGGTCGTGACCATGCGCGGCGGGGTGAAAGAGGTCGACATGGGCGATTGGAAGCCGGGCGATCAGGCCGAAATCAAACACGCGATCAAACTGACCTATTACAAGCTCGAAATCGACGGCCGCGTCATGTACGAGATCGACCCCCTCAACATGATTCAGGTGATCGACGGTGTCGATCAACTCGCTGCCGAGCGTTCGGCCGTTGGCCTTTAAGGATAAAAGCACATGACTCAAACCACTCAATACAAATCGTTGCCGGCCTGGCTTTCCGTCACGGGCGAAGGCGTTACCGTAACGCTGGCCTACAAGGCCCACTTTAATGGCGTTGCCGTCGACAAGCTGACCATGCGCGCGCCCAGCGTGAGGGACGTGGAGGCCGCCCGAATCGCCCACCCTGACGACTATGAAAAAATGGAGAAAAACCTGTTTTGCAGCTTGCTCACGGCCACCGAGGCGGAGTTGGTGAGCCTCAAGTACAAGGACTATAAGCGCTTGCAGGCTGGCTATTTTCGCCTGGTCGAAGAGGACGACGTTTAACGCAACCACGCTCAAGATCGCGGCCAAGCGCTTAGCCAAAGAGACTGGATTCTCGGCGGCTGAGATCGAGGCCATGACTTTTGACCGGATGCTGTGGTGGCTCACGGATTGAGCCGCCTTCGATCTACTCGACGACCTATAGGGCACGCACATGTCGAATAAACTCGCGCTCGGTCTGGTCATTGGCGGGGCGGTCAGTTCCACGGTGGGCAACGCCTTCAAGGATGTCACCGGGCGGATCAAGAAGCTGGAGGCCGAAGGGCAAAAAGCCCGGGTGCTGGAAAAAACCATTGGCGACACCATGCGCCTGCGCGATGAATGGCGTAAGGCGCACATGGCGGGCGAGAAGGGCGCCGGGGCGCTGCTGAAACAGCTTGAGGGCAATCTCAACAGCCTGAAGAAACAAGGCGTTGAAGTACGCAATCTGTCCAAGGCCTACACCGCCATGGGGCAGGCGGCGGCTAAGGCCGAGCTGAAAGCCAAGGGGCATGCGCAGCTTGATGAGGGGCGGCAGAGTCTTAAAAGCAGTGTCGGCCAGGCGGCGGCCGCCACGGCAGCGATGGCCATTCCGACCAAGGTCAGCGCGGACTATGGCGCGATCATTCGCGACATTGCGATCAAGGCCAACATTGCCAATAAGCCCGAAGAGGCGCAGCTATTCAAGACGGTGATCGACACGTCACGCGATACCGGCATGGCGCGCAATCAGGTGGCCGAGGTGGTCAACGCCCTGGTGGGCGCTGGCATGGAGCTGGACAAGGCCCTGAAGTACGCCCCGACAGCGGCCAAGTTTGCCGTGGGGCAGGGCTCGGACGGCGGCGAAACGGCGCGCATGATCAATGCCCTCGGGCAGAACGCCAGGATCACCGACCCGGCGCAGATGCAAAAAGCCCTGGAGGCGATCGCCTACCAAGGCCAGGCCGGCAGCTTTGAGGCGGCCGACATGGCCCGTTGGTTCCCGGAATTGCTCGCCGGCATGGGCAAGCTCGGCATCACCGGCATGGATTCGGTCACGCAATTGGGCGCCATGCTTCAGGTGCAGATGAAGACCGCCGGCGGTTCGGACGAGGCGGCCAACAATCTCAAGAACTGGATGGAAAAAATCGGCTCGGGTGACACGGTCGAGGCCTACAAAAAGGCCGGGATCGACTATCAGGCGTCGATGAACACCGGCCTACAGAATGGTAAGTCGACGCTGGAATCCAGTTTTGAGTTGGCGCAAAAGTACATCGCCGCGACCGACCCGAAGAAGGCCGCCGCCATGGCGGAAGCCACGGCCAAGATCAGCAAGGAGACGGACCCGGAAAAGGCCAAGGCCATGATCGCGTCCCTGGAACAAGCCCTGCGCACAGGCGATCTGTTCGCCGATATGCAGGTCAAGGGTGCGCTAACGGCGTACATGCAGAACAAGGATCTGTACGACAAGCTTAAAAAGGACTCGGCCAGCGCCACGGGGATCTTGGATAAGAACCTGGAGGAGCGCCGGCAATCGTCGGCGCAGAAGTGGGCCGAAATGGCCCAGGGCACAGATGACGCAATGCGCGCGATCGGCGATGCCTTTCGCCCGGTGACGGACGCGGTGGCGGATGGGCTGACCTACGTCGCCCAGGGGCTCAGCAAGCTGTCCGATGAGTCGCCCCGGGTGGTGACGGGTATCGGCGCGGTCGTCGCGACACTGATCGCCGCTCAGACGGCGATGAGCAGTTTCAAGATCGCCAAGGGCCTGATGAACATCGGCCGTGGTTCGCTGATGGGCAATCCGAACATCCCGCAAAAGGTGATCGTGACCAACATGGGGGCGCTGGGCGGCGGTGGCGGGCTGGACGCCGGCGACCTCGATGCCGATGGCAAGGGCAAAAAAGGCGGCAAGGGTGGCGGCAGTGGTCGAGGTTCCAGTGTCGGCTCGGCGGTAAAAGGCGCGGCGGTGGTTGCGGTGGTGGATGCCGGGTTTAAGGTAGTAGACACCTACAACAACGCCAAGACGCAGGACGAGAAAGCCGAAGGCTACGGCGGTGCGGCGGGTGGCTTGGCGGGCACGCTGGCGGGTGCGGCTGCCGGTGCCGCCCTCGGTTCCGTGGTGCCGGTGATTGGCACGGTCGTCGGCGGCATTGTCGGCGGCATTCTCGGCAATATGGGCGGCGATGCCTTGGGCGGTTACCTCGGCAAATCGATGTTCGGCACGGACGAATCGCTGAAGAGCATGCCGGCGGCCGGGCCGCTGATGATGGCCAATGCTGGTAAGAACGTGCCGCCGGTGATGGGCGACATCGCCAAATCGTTCGACACGGCGCCGAAAGCGTTTGAGCCGCCACCGGCGCCGCCGGTGTCTTATGACCCGCGCGACCCCGACTCAAAAGACGCCATGTTGTTGCCGCACTTTGCCAACAAGGTGCGTTTCCCGGGCTCTGAATTGCGTCAGCCGAAAGTCACTCGTTCGGGGCTGGAAGATCCTGAGCCGGGCGATACCGCCCGGGCCATGATGTTGCCGCCGGCCAGTGCAGACGCAGCGGCGGTGAGTTTGGCCCCGGCAGCGCCGGCCAAGGCTGAAGGGGTCAAGGTTGATTCCAAGGTCGATATTCAGGCGCCGATGAACATCGTGGTCAATGGCGATGTGAAAGACCCTGCACAGCTCTATGCGCAGTTGCGGCCGTACTTCGAGCAGCATCAGCGCGACATCGCCCAGCAACTGGAAAGCCGCAAGTTGTACGACGCGCCCAACATCTAAACAGGAGGGCTTATGCCTGCATTGGAGCAATTACAGTCGGGGCTGAAATACCTGGCCTCGGCGGGCGAAACCGGGCGGCGCAGTCTGGACGGCATGCTGGGGCCGATGAATGGCGCGATCGGCGAAATCACCGGCGCCGCGTCTGAATTGGAGGATCTGCCCTTTGTCGGGCCGGCGGTCGGGGCCAAGCTTCAGCGTGCCATGCGCGGGGTGCAGGCGGCCCAGGCCAAAGTCGGCCAGGTGGTGGCCACCTACAACAAGGCCAGTCGCGCGTTGTCGGGAATGGATGAACGCTTGGGCACCCTCAAGGCGCAGGCTGGCAAAGCGGCGGCGGCGATCAATAAGCTTGCCGGCAAGGTCAGTCCGTCGCTGGCCAACGTCGTGCCCACGGGGGCCTTTGCCACGGATCAGACGCCGGCGCCGGAGGCGGTTAAGCCGTTTCCGCACCTGCTGATTCTTCAGTCGAAAGACCCCAAGGCGCCGCCGTATTTCTTCAATCTGGACACGGCGGCCTTTGATGAGCTGCGGCGTTCGACTGAATTCCGCTGGGCCTCACAAGAGCGCCTGTCGCGGCGGCCGGCGCAGCAAGGCGTCGGCATGGGTGACGAGAAAATCACCCTCAAGGGTGTGATCTTCCCGGGCCTTAAGGGCGGTCTGAAGCAGCTCGACACGTTGCGCGCGATCGGCGCCAAGCTCCAGCCGCTGACCCTGACCACGGGTTATGGCGACGTGCTGGGCACCTGGTGCCTCAAGAGTCTTGAGGAAGAACAGGGCTCGCTGATGCAGGGCGGGATTCCGCGTAAACAAGGGTTCACTCTGGAGTTTGTGCGTTATGGCGACGACATGCAGAACGTCTGACGGGGATCTGCTGGACACCATTTGCCACAACTACTACGGGCATCTGGTGGGCAGTGTCGAGGCGGTGCTGGGTGCCAATCAGGGCCTGGCCGATGAGGAGCAGCCTTACCGCGCCGGGGTGCTGATCGTGCTGCCGGATCTGCCGGACCCGATCGAGGAGCAAGTGACACTCTGGGATTAACTCAGTTGGCCGCATCCACGCAGGCTTGGCGCTCTTTGTCGTAGCTTTCCACGCCATTTTCGAATTGGCGAGCATTGTTGAAGAGCAGTCCTTGCCAAGAAGATGCGGCACTAATGCCG